AAATTATCCAGAAGATTTCAATGATTATATTGAAAGTTCAGAGTACTTGGCTCTTATCGATTTAATCGCTTTTGTTGGTCAAAACCTAGCATTCCGCTTCGACTTAAATGCTCGCGACAACTTCCTTGAACTAGCAGATCGCCGTGAAAGCGTTCTACGTCTAGCACGTCTACTCAGCTATAACCCCAAAAGAAATCAACCAGCTAACGGTCTATTAAAGTTTACCAGCGTAAGAACAACTGAAAACATTATTGACAGCAATGGCCGTAGCCTAGCAAATCAAACAATAGTTTGGAACGACAGTTCAAACACTAACTGGTATGAACAGTTTATCAAAGTAATCAATGCGGCAATGCCAACAACTAGTCAGTTTGGTAAACCTCAAGACTCTGGAACTATCGGCGGCATTCGTAGCCAGCAGTATAGATTTAATGCTAACAATACTGATAGTCCTATTTTTGGATTTACAAAAAATATTGACGGCAGAAATATGGACTTTGAAATTGTTTCAAGTTCGTTTAAAAACGCTGAAAGCATTTACGAAGAAGCACCGATGCCCGGTAACAACCTAGCATTTTTATATAGAGATGACGGTGGCGGCAGTGCCAGTAGTAACACAGGATTCTTTGTACACTTCCGTCAAGGCAGCGTTAATCAGGGAAACTTTAATATATTACGTCCTAGTACCAATGAAACAGTTGACCTAGACGCCGGCAATATCAACAACACAGACGTTTGGTTATACAGTCTTGATTCAAACGGACTACTATCAGAACCGTGGATTAAGGTTGATGCTGTTGAAGGCAACAACGTGATTTACAATTCTTTATCTAAAAATACAAGAAAGATTTTCTCAACAATCACTAGAACCGGAGACCGTGTTCGTTTAAGTTTTGCTGACGGAACGTTTGGCGATTTACCACAAGGTAACTTTAGAGTTTACTATCGTGTTAGTAACGGCTATGAGTATGCAATAACTCCGTCAAACATTAAAAACGTTACATTTGATATTCCTTATACCAGTAACAAATCTGGCAAACAAGAAACGCTGTCTATCTCAGTTGGCCTGTTTTATACAGTATCAAACTCTAGTGCATCTGAAAGCACAGCATCTATTAAGACCAATGCTCCTGCAACGTACTATACACAAAATAGAATGATTACAGGCGAAGACTATAATCTATTTCCATTAAGCGTTAATCAAGAGATTATCAAGGTAAAGTCTATTAACAGAGTCAGTTCAGGTATTAGTCGTTACTTTGATTTAAAAGACACAACAGGAAAATACAGTAATACAAACTTGTTTGGCACTGACGGCATCTTATTCAAACAACCTATGGTTGATGCATTTAAGTTTTCTTATAACACAAGAACAGATATTGAGAACACAGTATTAAATCAAATTGAACCTATCCTAGCTAGTCGCCCTGTTAAAGACTTTTACTTAGATTCGTATTCTTTTGTGTCTCTAAGTGTAGCAGTTTCAATCTTTAATCAAGTAACAACTGGCACTAACATTACCACTGGTTACATTGCAGACACAATAACTACTAGTGCAAATATTGCTTCTTCTATTAAGAAGTTAGGCGACTCAACTTTTTCAAACTTACGTTTTGTTGTTCCAGGAGCAATGATTAAGTTTGTTCCTCCTGCTGGTAAGCTATTCAGTGCTGATAACAGTTCACTAGTTGACGAAGCCACTGCTCCGGTTACTGCTAAACGAGTTATCTGGGCAAAAGTAGTCCAGGTAGTAGGCGACGGAACAGCTAAAAACACAGGTACATTATCTACTGGTCTTGGTCCAGTAACATTTAATGAAGTTATACCTTCAGGAGCAGTATGTGATACTGTAGTACCTAAGTTTGTAACTGCATTAGAAATCAGCACACAAAATCGTGTTATTGATTTGATATTCTCTGGCAAGAACTTTGCTCTACGCTACGACAACTCATCTACTTCTTGGAAGATTGTTAACGAAGCAAACATTGATAAAAAGTCTTCTTTCTATCTAGGCAAAGCAGGTGACGTTAGCAACCAACAACTAGATGCTAGTTGGATTGTGCTTTTTGAAACAGATGGCGAGTTTTACACAGTTACCTATAGAGGACTGCGTTATGTGTTTGAAAGTGAAAATCAAATGCGATTTTTCTTTGATAAATCTGACAAGGTATACGATCCTATTTCAGGAAAAACTATTAGAGATAAAATCTCTGTAATGAGCATCAATACTAAACCAGACTCACTATATCCTTTTAATCAAAACTTTGATTGGGAAATCGTTAACGACTACTTAGGTAATGATGGTTACATTGATACTAAGAAAATATCAATCAGCTTCTTTGACAGTGACGAAGACGGAGTAGTAGATAATCCAGAGCTATTCTCTGACATTGTATCTCCGTTAACTAATGTTACAAGCAAATTTATTTTCCAAAAACGACAGACATCGTTAGACGGAACAACAGATTACTATTACATCGAAAATACTAATAACTTGATTAAAGTTTATTTGACACAAGATCAAGTACCATTAACTATTGATGACGGTCAACTAGTTTATATTATTAGAGAAAACTTAATCAAGAAGTTTTCTAAAATATCTACTAGCTTTACAATCACAAATGAATACAAAGGTTATTACGGCAGAAGCCATCTAACTTATCAATATATTCATGCGGCAGACAACTCTTCAAGATTAGACCCAGCGGCAACTAATATTATTGATGTTTATATGTTAACAAAGACATACGACATTTCATATAGAAGATGGCTATCCGGAGAGATACCAACAATGCCATTGCCACCGAGCAGTGATGCATTGTACACTAACTTTAGCACAGACCTTAATAAGGTCAAAGCAATCAGTGACGAGATAGTTTATCACCCGGCAAAATATAAACCATTATTTGGTAATAATGCCGCAGCCTCGCTACAGGCCACATTTAAAGTTGTAAAAAATGCAGGAGTGGTAATCAGCGATAACGACATCAAGTCAAGTGTTATTACAGCAATCAACGAGTTCTTTGCAATAGAAAATTGGGAGTTTGGCGACACATTCTACTTTGGAGAACTGTCTGCTTATGTTATACAACAACTAAGTCCTAATATTGTAAACCTAGTGATTGTACCTAAACAACTAAATCTAGCGTTTGGTAGCCTGTTTGAAATAAGTTCAAACTCAGACGAACTGTTAATCAGTTCTGCTACAGTAGACGATGTTGAAATTATTTCAGAGATTACAGCGGCAAGGATTAATGCTAACGGTACAGTATTAACTTCAATCCCATTAAACAACAATGACATTACAAGTGCGTAAAGAAGGAACCATTCATGGCATTCGATAACAATCAAAAAGAAGCAGGCCTTCCAGTAGGTTCAAACAGCAAGCGAACAACTTTAGATTTTCTTCCTAAGTATTTTAGAACAGCGACTAATCAAAAGTTTCTAAGCGCCACTGTTGATCAAATGATCAACGAAGGTACTGTAAACAAGGTTAATGCTTTTATCGGAAGAAAAGATACACCTGCTCATAAATCAACTGATCGTTATTTAGAAGAAGTTAGTGTAGATCGTCAAGCATATCAGTTAGAGCCTGCACTAGTTTCAAAAGATTCTCTTGACAATGTTACCTTCTTTAAAGACTATAACGACTATATTAACCAGTTACAATACTTTGCAAACAACAGCAACATTGATCACAGTGAAGTTAACAGCTCTGAGTTTTATGCTTGGAACCCGCACATCGATTGGGACAAATTTGTTAACTATAGAGAGTACTACTGGCTACCAACTGGTCCTCAGGCTATTACAGTTCTAGGACAGTCTACTGATATTTCTAGTACATACACAGTTACTTTGTCAAACGAAGTTGATAATATTGCCTATGTATTTTCACCGGACGGACTAACTCGCAACCCAACATTTAAGTTATACAGAGGACAGACTTATAACTTTGAAATCGATTGCCCTACACGCCCTATAGCATTTAAAACTGTTAGAACTGCCGGCGACGGAAATCTTTATTCAAACGGTATTACATTACTAGACGAAAACGGCAACGAAATAGTAGATGCTAACGGCGCAAAAATTAATGACAAGCATATCACAAAAGGAACTATTCGTTTTACAGTTCCGAATAACGCACCTAACGTATTATACTACGCCAGCCAGAACGATATTAACACTTCTGGATTCTTTACAGTATACGACATCACCGATGCAACTGAAATAGCAGTTGACCAAGAAATCATTGGCAAGAAAAATTACACTACAGGTAGTGGTATATCCTTGTCAAACGGCATGAAGTTGACATTTATTGGGCAAGTGACACCTGCAAAGTATGCAACCGGAAACTGGTATGTAGAAGGTGTTGGCACAAGTATTGATCTAATCTCAGAGGCTGATCTAAGCACACCTGCTCAGTATACTGCTAGTTTAGAAATCGAGTTCGATAACGAAAACTTTGACACACAAGGATTTGACGTAAACAATAACTTTCCTAAA